CCGGTCCGTTAAAACTCAGGTGATACGCATCCATATTCGGCACAGGCAACTCCATGTTGATAGCGACCTGTTCTGGCGAATCTTCGATGTAAACCTGATTGACTTCCAAATGCGAAACTTCGGGTACTGCCGGTATAGCCGGCACAGCCGGTATAGCCGGCACAGCCGGTGGCCCCGGATCTGCGGGTACTTCCGGTACTGCGGGTACTTCCGGTACTGCTGGTGTGTCGATCACCTTGCGTTTGGTAACGATTAAAAAACGATCAGCCATTTCTAAACTCCCGCCCCGGTGTCGCGACGTAATTGCATTTCTTTCAGGTGGACTACATTGTCCAGCGCCTTGCCTTGTCGTGTGGTTCTGTCTTGCCTAAAGGCAATTTCAGTCGCAGTAGCATCCTTCCGCTCGGCCATAGCGTCTTTCCGTGCGGCTTGTTCAGCAGCAGTGGCGTCCTTCTTCTGAGCGAGGCCAAGCTGCTGCATCATTTCATTGAACTTCATATTTTTCTCGAGCGCCAGTTTGGCAAAGCGTGTCTGAGCTTCCATTTCGAGCTTCATCACCTCACGCTGATGCCGCGCTTCGTTGTCCTTCGTGTGCATCTTGAGTTCTTCCTGCTGCAACTTGATCTCAGGCGGCGGCTGCGGCGGGTTTTCCTGCTCGTAGGCTTTCTGCTCCTGATCGTTACGGAAGAATCGAACTGCATTTTTGTATCCGAGAGTGCCGAAAATCTCGTCGGCAATGTCTTCGGACTTCATGCGCTCGGCCATCTTCGGCAGACCGGCAGCATTCTTCACGGCAAACATGAGCTTTTCGACCCGGCGCTGCGGATCCGTGTTACCCATGCCTACGTTGACGCGCACGGTCAGTTCTTGCCGCAGCAATTCGTCAGTCACCTCGTCAATACCAAATTTTTGCCAGAGTTCGGCCTTCTTTTGTGCCAGCGCGAGGATGGTCTGATCAGTCTCGTAATACTGGATCAAGCGAACGAGCTGACGCAGGGTCGGTTCAGCCCAAGTCTCAAAGAAGATCCGCAGACCGTAATCCTGCACAGCGCCAGCACCAGATTGCATGGCCTCCATGCCGCCAACAGTTTCATTAAGATTCTGGTTGGACTGAACCGACGTTTGCGAGAATGTCCCGGTCAACTCATCGAGTTCGACGGACAAACGGTCCTGCTCCTGATAAGACGATCCAGTCACATCACGCGTGTCGATGGTTTTAACGTCCTTTTCAGGATCGTTCATCATCACGCCGCCACCGGAAACATTGCGAATCAACGCATCGAGGTCAACTTGGGAGCCACGTTTCACATAATATCTTTTGTTGAGTACCAGTTTGACGTTATCGAGGCGTTGATTCGCAACAAGGTTGATCTCTTGCTGCAGTCCGCTGGCTTGTTCTACGTCGCCGGCAGGGTAATTTCGGAATGCTTCAATGGTTGAGAAACCAACCGTGAACGGCCGCTCACCGCGCTGTAGATGCGGGAATGCCTGATTGAGCGGGACCGGATCGGTGAGCAATAACTCCGTTCCCATTGTCCAGTACAGCATGTCCTCGCCATTGATGTTGACGATGTTCATGTGCGCCCACAGCATCGTGTACGAATTGCCGTGCTGCTCATCGGCCGGGTCGATCCGCTCGCGGCCCTCACGCGCCTGACGCGTTCGGTCGTAGTTCTTACGCCGGGTCGCTAACAGATCGCCCAGGGCGTGTCTTTTCCAGACCGGTTGCCCGGTCTTGTTGTCAATCTTCTCCATGTTTTCCAGTGCAGTAACGGCATACACCGGCATCATGTAGAGAAGGTAAGGCGATGTGGTCGCGGGATCGCGCCAGTCGCACATCGGATCGAATCTGAAATTCTCTGGCGCCACCAGATCGCAGCGCAAGTCGTCGCGCCGCACGATGGTCTGCTCACGGCCGAGCGCAAAACCTTCTTCGTCCATGAGCATCCCGCCATCGAGGCCAATCTCTGGCACGATATCGGTGTCTTCGTGATAATCCCAATACTGGAATGAGATCGTCAGGCCATAGACCTTTGTTGATTGAAACGCGCCGATGACAGTCTGATACCAGGGCATTTTCCGATCAAGTCGATATTGTAGGATTTCCTTGTTGACTGCCGCCGACGCGATTTGTTTAGGATCTATTTCGTCTTCTGGCTGAATGTCCACTACATCGGTGGTCGAGAACATCGCATTGGTGAGCGCGGCCTCCGACGATTTCGTCATTGAGCGAGTTTTAGGACGGAAAACCTTTGAGCGTTTCCAATTTTGCGTCCTAAACTTCGTGGCTGGCGCGTGTTCGTTATTGAAATGCGCCAGATTGACTTCCCAAATATTCGTGATGTTGGCATCGAGGTAGTCTGTCGATGTGGTATAGATCTCATGCGCTTTCGAGATCAGCCAGCCTTCTGTACCGACGAACGACATTGTTTCGCCTTCGGCATCGGAAGAATCCGGACCGCCACTACCATCCAGCATTTCCCGCGAACCGGCGCTGGAACTTGACGGGGTTTCGCCTGGTGGTAGATCCTGTGGCAATCGGGAGTAGGGATCACCACGATCTTGAGGGCGGGGCGGGGCTGAAGGAGAAGTCGGGTGCGCGGGATCTTCTTCAAACTCGAAATCGCGATTGCCTTCGCGATTGTCTGCCGGCGCAGTTTCCATGTACTCCGGGTTGTAATTGCCTTGATTTTGGTCGCTAGGCATTGCTTGGCACCGCTCTGCTGTCAGTCGCGATTACGTTGTCGAAGCGATCACGCGGTAAATCCTCGAATTTGTCAGGATTGAAATGCTTGCTACGCGCCAGATTATGCCGCTCAAGAATTTCGCCTGCTCCCTTAATTCCTTCCTCTTGCAGATCGTGAATCGTGCGGCCAACCATGTGAATGTGGTAGCCCTTGTAGTTGGAAATCGAATCACAGGCAATGATCAGCATTTGCCCTTCGAGATTGACCATCACTTTCCATTGCCGGCCGCGATATTTTTCGTGGATCGCCGTGCCGACCTTCTTCGCCATCCACATTTCCAGCTTGGCTTTACGCGTGTCCTGGTCGTCGTATTCCTCGATCTCGTTGTAGTCCTCGGTGACTTGATCCATGTGCCGGCCAGTACCTTTTTGCGTCAGGATCTTCAAGACAACACTCCCGCATCCACAAGTCGCTGACCGATAGTCTTGAATCCCGGCTCGTCGCAAGGCAGAGGATCGTAAGGTTTGACCTTGATACCCCTCGGCCCGATAAGAACATCGCCCGGTTTCATTTCCAACTCCAACTCGGCTTCGGTTTTGTTCATTTCTTTTTCTTCCATTCGCCGTGAGTACGTTTGCCGGTCTGCAACGATTGTCCGGTTGACGACTGACAGATCCGTGCGGCCTTGCCGGCGCTCGCACCTTTCGCCTTCATCTTCTCGAAGCAACGATGCACTTTAGTTCCCTTCGGCATCAGTGTACGAACCCCGGCTCGAAATGATCTTCCGGCTCAAAGTAATTGTGCGTCATATCGCCCATGTGCTCGGCGTAGGTGTATGCAATCGCGTCGCCATCGTCAGGCGAGTCCAGGCCGCGCTTTTTCATGTCCTGCTTGCGTTCGAGTCGCATCTGCTCTTTGTCGTTGAACCCGTACTCGATGCCAATCATGGACTGGCGAAGGTCCGCGTCATTGGGAATGTCCATGCCTTCGGTCATTTGGATTCGCATCCGGTCCCACATTTCGACGCGCTTGTTGTAGTAGGTATCTTCGTCGTCAGGCTTGTTGCCGGCGTTCACTTCAATAATATCGTGTCCGAGCATACGCAGACGATCCACCACACCAGCCCCAATGCCAACTCCGTCAACGAACGTCGCCGCCGGCGAGTATTCCTTGACTGCATTAACGACCTTCGCAGCCAGCTGCATGGTGTCGAGATTGCGATACCGAATCAGTGTGATGATCTTGCGTCCCTGTCGGACCGCAATAACGCTCTTGTCCTCACCGAAACGCGCCACATCGACACCAAGTACGATAGGTAACTGGAAGAAACTCTCATAAGGCGCATCCCAAAGCATACAAGTGTCGCAAACCTCGGATGAAATAAACTGCATAGATCCCGCTCGCGGGAACTGGCCTTTGACTCGTACTCGAATGAAATCACTGTCTTCTCCATACTCTGCGATCTGACCAGCAATCTCCTTCTTGTTGGTCATTTTGCAAGTGCGTGAGTCGATCTGGTGCGTCGTCCACCTGGCATCGTTCATAAAGAGATTGCGAAACTTGCCGGTGTTCTTGGTCGGGTTGCCATAGCAAAACCACATCGCCCGCGGATCGGTCATGGCCCCTTCGGATACTTCAAAGATCTTATCCGGAATACCGGAGCCTTCATCGTAGATGATGAGTACATGCTGCCCATGCAATCCCGCAAACGCTTCCGAGTTGTGTTCAGTATTCGGCGTGGCAGCGCAGAACCACGTTTCCGGATGATCTCGATGAAAGAATTTCGTCGCGGTCCACTTGAACCAGTGAGTGTTACATGCTCGCTTGTGCCAGAGCGCAAGCTCGCGCCATGTTTTCGTATTAAGCTGATTCGTCGTATTGGCGGTAATGACTCCGTTGAGATGAGGTCGGGTGGACATGGCCCACATGATGATCCACGCGACTTCTGCAGACTTGCCAATACCGTGACCGGAAGCAACAGCTTCCCGAATCGTACCCTCGGGATCCTTACGAATCGCCTCGCCGACACGATTGAGTTGTGCTGCTTGCCAGATATCCGGACCATCGTGATCTTCTAGCTCTGTTCCCTCGACTCCCCACGGATAGGCGTACATCACCCATCCAAGCGGGTCGTCGTAAAACTGATCCATATCGTGAATCAGCTGTTGCTCAAATTCGGCTTCTGATAACGGCTCGCCTTCTTCCCACGGAACAAAGTTGTCCTGATTAAGTAGTTCCACGGCCGGCGTCGCAGTCATATCAGTTGCTCTGTAGCCTTTTGGTGAGAATGTCCGCGTACTGACTCATCGCCGTCGCCTGATTTCGCAATAAATTGCACTGCTGTTCCGACAGTTTGTAAAATTCTTCTCCCACCAAAAACCGACGCAAACGAACAAGGTCTTCCGTTAGCCGCTTCAACTCACTTAAAACTTCTTCCCGCCATTCACTGCCGGGTACGATAATTTTCACTGCTTCATCGGTCATGCCGGGATCTCCGCGCTTGTGTTGTTGTCAATCGTTACTGGTTTTCTTCCTGCTCGTTCCTCGTTCAACTTTTCTAAGCGACGACGCCCTCCGGAGAGCAAGGCGGCGTGGTTTAGATTGATCTCGCCTGAATGTTCGAGCTGCTTCCTGTCACCGAATCGCTTGTGAACCATCGCCCCCATGATCCACTTCCGTGTGTCAATGCGAATCTTCGACCTGTTGACGACTTCGTGATTGATCTTCCCGTTCTCCTGCCGATCACCGTCCGAGTCGTCGCTGATATCGAGTATGTCGTCAACAAAAGTCTCGGCCTGCATTTCTCGGGCCTCGTCGTACATGCGCCGGTACACCTTGTCGTTCAAAAACAGCGCGTACAACTGACCGAGAGATCGCTTGCCAATGTCGAGCTTGTCCGCAGCTCGCTGCATGGTTCTGCCGCGAGCGATCAAGATCAGAAATTCTTCAGCTCGCTCGGAAGGCCATTCGCGCCGTAAGTGCAGCAAATGAGCTTCACGCAACTGCGAGTACGCTGATATGTTGGAAATCAAATACGAGTCCAACGTGCGCTTTGAAATTCCTGCTTCTTTGGCCGCTTCCTTGCGGTTCTTACCGTGCGCCGTCGCCTCGATCACCCCTTGCCAACGCAGCGGCGTCATGTTCTCTACATCAATCACCAGGGCAACCTGTGTTCGCTTCGCTTTACGATGGCCTCGCGCCCTCGCGTGATGCAAAACGTGATCAGGTTTCGTGGTCTTCATGGCTTGAAAGGATTATGACCCGGCCGCTCGAGAAAAATTCTGCGCGAAAATTGATAGACCGGATACGGCTGTTCCGCTCCCGCCAGATTGTGAGCGGCCGAACGAATCGACACCTTCTGAATGCGTGGCCGGCGACCTCGCTTCGGCGTAATGCCTGGTATAGCCATGCTGAATCCCTTGCAGCGCCTCACTCGACAGAAAAATGCCCGCCCTTGCGGACGGGCAGAATATGACCGTGATTGCCTCACTAAAATCTGTTCTGGGCGAGGCGATATCAGCACCAGAGGCATACATCTAGTGCGGGTCCGGCCAATTTCACCCATATGATGTGTGTAGTGTCAAGGGCGTAGCTCTGATTAGGTGTCAAAGAGTGCCTTATGTTACTGATTTTCCGAAAAATATTTTGCTAAGAGCAGAAAATCGGCTAACTCAGAGATAGGGGTAGGTACTGTACGCGGGCCGCGCATGGGTCGAGCAATCCGGGCCACGTTTTTAAGATTCGATGAGACTCTTTTGGGACGCGCAGATCGGGTTTTGGCCCCCGGCGCCGGCATCGAGGCCAGCCGATCATCCGAGCTCCGATCGACCGGTACACGTTCCCCACTTAGGCCGCGCCACGCAGCTGCACTCGGACACGGATCACCACCAGACCAGTCGCCGAGATCCGGCCGGCCGACGAGATCCCCTTGTCCTGTGTGGACAGATCCGGCTGTCCTTCGGAGTGCTGCGATTGTCTGAAGTTGTCACCGGTTGCGCCGGCTTGCATCGAGGTGCGGCCAAGTGCCAGGCCGTGCCAATTGCTGCGCCGGCTGGTAATTCGATGCACCTGGGCGCCGTGAATTGCGACCCGTTGCCGGCTGGTGTAATTAAGTGCTGCGGATTGCGCCGCTTTCCGATACTATTGGCCCTAGTCCCTGCCCCCACTGGAAACGGCCTGAATCATGGAAAACGCGTTAATCTCGGATTTACCGATTCTCGGAATTCTCAGACGCAGCACAAGGCCGCAGGACAGCCGAACGGATGGCAGGCAATACCGTAGTGACCCCCCAAAAGAGGAAATCTCACCATGATCAATGCAGACATTAAGACCGCAGGAAACAAGCTAACCATCACCGTCGATTTATCGAAGGAACACGGGCCGAGCAAATCCGGCAAGACCATAATTATTGCGACCAGTTCCGGCAATCAAAAGATTGAAGGAACAGACGCAATTATCGGCTTGAATATTTATCGCAAACGATAGGAGCGCAACACACATGGAGACATTGACACTAACGCCGGCATATGGCCGGGACTACAACAACAAGGCAGCAGTTCAAGCCGACTGGCAAGCCGGAAAGGATTTCATTATCGCGAACGCGTTTCACCGTTACGACGGCAAACCGATCAACAAACCGCAAGCCGACAACGACGGGTTAACCGTGCATATTCGCTATCTGAAATTGCGCCGAATAATGGTGATCAATCCAGAGGTAAACACCAGTGAAGCATAACCACACGACGCAACGAGAGACACGCAGCAGGCCGCGCGGCAAGTATGCAGAGAAGCGCCGCGCCGGCCGGCAGATGTATAGCGCGCCGGGTTTTAGTTGTTGCGGACACACTCGGAAATCCGTGATTTTTACACGCAATAAAGAGAGGTGATAAACCGCAGCACTAGCCGGCACAAAAGCGGGCCGACATTCCCGCACCTCCGGCCGGATAGTGCTGCCATGTATCACCACCAGAGGCAAACCCCAATGAAAAGAACCAAGCTATACAGAAGGAAGAAAAACGGCCGCTACACAATCGCAGACCGCACGACAATTTGTGAGACTGCTAGCGAATACTGCGACCCCATAGTGGGTGTGGCGATCCGTTCGCCAGCCGATACAGAGGCATTCTTGCGCAACAAACTAGCGCATTTACCGCACGAATTGTTTTGCTGTATTTACCTTGATAACCGTCACCGTGTCCTGAAATTCAGTGAGCTATTTCGCGGCACTATTGACGGGACTTCGGTTTATCCGCGAGAGATTGTTAAAGAGGCATTATTCTGCAACGCGGCGGCCGTAATTTTGGCGCATAACCACCCGTCCGGAGTCGCCGAACCATCACAGGCAGACGAACGCATAACGAAGCGCATCAAAGCGGCGCTAGAAGTTATCGACATTCGGTTATTGGATCACATCATTATCGGCGGCAGGACTGCGACCAGTTGCGCCAGCCGAGGCATTTTGTGACGCGCCCAAAGGCATGGAGCAAGGCCGAACAGATTGCGATCTGTTCGGCTTATGCCGTTTTGCTCGACGCTCAAAATAACGGGCTGGCTGTGAATAAGGCCGAACTATGCCGCGCCACTTTGCCGGCACTGGTAAACAGGTCACGCGGCTCATACGAATTCAAGTGCTGCAATATTTCCGCAGCATTGGACGACGCCGGCAATACTTATGTGACCGGGTACAAACCCCGTTCGGGTTATCAGCGGAGCTTGCTGGCGACCCTGCACACGCTCAGGCCCGATTTAGTCCCCCACTTCGAGGAGAAAACACCGTGAAACTAATCACCAAAGAAATTGCCGCGAAGCTATACGCGGCCGATCAAGAATTTCTAGCGCATCAAACGCGAAGCGACGACGACCAGCCCATTATTGTGAAACTGTTTGCACCGTGGGCAGCCGCAACATGGTACATCGTGACCGGCACACCGTTGGATTCCGTCAACGGTGAACCCTGCACACCGGACAAGGCACAGGACTGGCACTTATTCGGATTCTGCAATTTGGGTGACGACCAATGCGCCGAACTCGGTTACGTGCTGTTAAGCGAATTGAAAGGCATCACAGGGTTTGCCGGCTTGAAAGTTGAACGTGACCTGTATTTTAACGGCCACACACTTGCTGACGTTAAACCAACCAGGTGACCACGTTTTACCATTTCAGCAGGGTATCGGCTAACCGCAAAACGGGGCCGATACCCGTCACCACCACTAGCGCCGACACTTGCCCGCCTGATTGCAGGTTAAAGGGACACGGATGCTATGCCGAAGGCGGGCCGATAGGCTGGCACTGGCAACGCGTGAACAGTGGCGCGCGCGGCATTTCGCTGGATATGCTTTGCAGACACATCAGGACAATACCGGGACAAATGCTCTGGCGAATGAATCAGGCCGGCGATTTACCGGGGCCAGGTGACGACATAAACGCGCCCGCACTTGCCCGCATTGTTGCGGCCAATCGCGGCCGGCGCGGATTCACATACACACATAAGAGCATTGGGAAGCGGCGAAATCGGGCCGCGATTCGGGCCGCGAATGCGGCCGGGTTTACCGTCAATTTATCGGCCGATAACGCGGCACATGCGGACACACTTGCTGACTCTGGCATTCCAACGGTAGTGGTGATCCCGCTGGATGCCGGCAAGGTGACGCATACGCCGCGCGGCCGGAAAATTGTCCAATGCCCCGCAGAGAATACAAGCCGGGTCACATGCTCGAATTGTGGCTTGTGCTACCTGTCAAAAAGGGACTATTTGATCGGGTTTAAGGCGAAGGGACGCAAACGGTTAGAAGTTGACAAAATCGCAAGGGGTACACCATGAAAGACGCAAACGCACGCTTATTAGTACGAGAAAATCCGCACCTGAACGGCATGGATTTTCAACGGATAGAAAGACTGGCAAACCAGTCGCATGGGGTCACGTTCGACACCGTGTTACGCCGCGCAATGAAAGGGGTCACGGACGAGACTGAATTGATGCGCCCGACGATCCTGCCGCCGAGTGAAAATTGGATAACACCCGACGATTGCCGGCGAATTCTGCGAGTAGGGGCAGGGGTATGGGCTGGCGCGATTGCAAGGCACCCGACTGCAATCTATTGGGGCATACGCGCCAAAACTCGCAGCACCTTAGTGAAGCTCGACAAAAACGGCAAAGGCGCGAGAGGTTGCGGCGCACTATTCTACAAGCCTGATATTGAAAGGCTGGCACAGATCAAACACGAAGCGCACCTGAGTTTTGCGACAGCTCTAAAAGTATTTTTCGCAATGTCAGAAGGGAGACTGTGACCATGACCGACAACACAGACGCAGAAATTCTGCACATTATCTCGGACAAAATCGCAGTCTTTCACGACAAATGCGAAGCGGCCGAATATACAGACGTTGGAGAAGTGTGGGACTTGCTGAATTGCATTCGATTCGATTGCGATGAGGCAATGACACATATTAAACAGGACGAAGTGCGCCAGGCCGATACATTAGCCGAACTCGCATCCGTTCCAATCAACGCTTATTCCCGCGAAGGTGATGCGCGCAAGCTCAAGTTTCACCACCGGGCCGCGCGCCAGCTCAAAAGATTGGCAAAGGTGATCGGCTTAGAAGGAAGCGAATACGACATTAGCAGCAACAAGGGCGGCATTGCAGTCTGCGGTGAAATCACTCTGCACACCGACAGTCTATACGTTCAAGTGTCGCAGTCGTGTATGGGGCCGGGTCACGAAATCTTATTCCGCAAGGTTGAAAGCCGGAAGGATTACAGCGGGGATCGTAACCGTTGGGCATCAGCCAGCCAGCTTGATGATGTTGAGGATTTTGCGGAAGGATTACGCTGCGCCGGTGTCATTTAATGGCGCGGCGTTATTGCGCCGTTTATCGGCAGCCGGAGACAGGACGTTTCCGGTTTCACATTACTCGGGCCTTGAATAAATGCACAGCATCACGAAAATTGCCGCGCAACATTGTCGAATCAGGGATGAAATTCACAAGGCAGGGCGGCATCAAACTATACACACCAGAGGAATCGAAAAAATGACAGCACCTAGAGAAATCGGAGACAGGGTACGACTATCGTCGGCGCATTGCCGCAACACTGGACAATTCACAGGCGACGAACCACCGACAGCATTCGGGCCATTCGCAAGGGGAAGCATCATCGACTTTGTGCAGCTCGGGCCGGAAACGAAACTGGCAACGATCAGATTCGATGATGGTACGCAACGCAATGTTCACGTTGGCAATTTGGAGACTTGCAGATGAATGGTATGAATGTCCGAATTTACAACCACCAGGGGGAACTGATTACCGTTCCCATGTTTCAGCTATTGCAATGGAAATACGCTATCGGCCTTGAAATGAAGGGGCTGAAATTTTCACGCGGATCAGTGACAGCGCACGTTAGAAAACGTCTATCGGCGCCGCGCAGTTATAAGCGGGCCGATCTGCACCAGCACATCTGCGATTCAATCGAAAGCATCCAAGCACAGCTCGATCACAACAACGAAAACGATTCACACATGAAAGGAGAACCAGCATGAATGACCCACGAAATACACTTTCGCACCGTCAGCAGTCTCAAGCCGACGACCCAATGCCAAATCTGGCGCAAGCACTAGAAGATAGCATCCACACACAGGAAAACTTTCGCCGTGATTTTCCGGCACACATTGGTTATTCAGTAGAAGAAATTCAAAACAGTGCGTCACATTTTAATGACGGTACGCAGCTCACTGAAGGTGAAATTTTCACGGTATGCCACGACTTCAACCGTGCAGACCATTCACAGACTGGCGAATTGCTGGACGACATTATCATCGAAATAATCAAAGAGAGGGACAGGGCATGAATGACCCACTTGGACTATCAAAATCAGATGCAGGAACCATCCTGCCCGGCGAAATTCGGCCGGCAAACGGACTGGAATTGATCGCAATCGGGGTCGCATTAAACGCTCGATATCCGAATGACGATTACATTCTGGGCCGCATCAAGTATTTGACCTGTGACGAAATCATGGTACGCGAAGATTACATTTCAGATGGGCCGGGATTTTGCGGCAAGCTCGCTGTGATCTTTTGGGGCGAACCGCAATTCGTGACGATCATCGGAGACAACGGATCGACGGACACCAATTGGGAAGTGATAGACGTAGAAGTTTAACCTGGCTAAAGGAAATCCCGACATGAGCACAAGAATAGTAGTTTGCATTGACCTAGACACCGACCAGCTCGATGAAGCGTACCGGCAAGTTTACGACACAATGGGACGCACCGGACTGGAATGGGAATCGTCCGACGAATGGTTCTACGACGACGGTGGCGTGATCCCCGAGTTCATCATATCCGCGGCTCGAATGAACGCATTTGCTGAACGCAAGCAGCCGACCCGAAGGCCGATTGATTATGTCTGCGAGGCTTGCGGCGGCAGCGAGATTGGCGTTGAAGCAATGGTCGAATTCAGTCCGTGGCATCAGGACTTCGTTGTCCACGACACCTGTGACAAAGGACACTGGTGTTCGGAATGCGACGGTCAATGCCGGCTGAAAGAGATCGACTTCTACGGCAAGCTAGACCCGGCGATTGCCGGCGACTACGCATCACCCAGGGGGGCCGGATAATGGATCTCAAACGCGACGACAAAAACGACTTCGACATTTGCGACGATCCCTGCAACCGTTGTCACGGTGATGGGCTGACCGCTATTGGGACACGCTTTGGGTTCTGTCCACGCTGCCACGGTAGCGGCGTCGATCCCGGCAGGGACAGCGACAGTTTCCCCAAGTGCCGTCAGCCGAGACTGACATGATTGGGTGTCCTGACCAGCAGTTGTCCGACTACGGGCATCTGCTGGTCCGACGCGCCATTAACCGTGATGATTGGATCTCGGAAGAAATACTCGAGCTGGCTGCAAATGGTCAACGCGAATGGACGGTTGCCGAATGGGGCGCTCTGCTCGCCGAACTGAAAGCATCAAAGATGCGACTTCGGGACTGGCTGGTGCTGTACACCTAAACGCCAGGATATTCTCTATCCCTGATCGCGGCACCCAGGTACTCAGCAAACCCGAAGATATTTTCATCTTGCGCATCACGATCTTGCTGCGTGAGGTCGCCATGTGCTTCTCGAAGGGCTAACGTCAACGCTTCAAATGCTGTTAACTTGCCGAGATCCGACTCGCTCGTTCGTCGCCGGTATTCTTCTGCTGATTTGAAAATATCTACTTTATTTGTGAAATTTCGAGGCGGTTGTTGTCCAAAAGCAGCCATGCTTTGCTCCATTTTCCGAGATTTTCGGAAGTTAGTTAAGTGAGTTAAGTGAGTCGTTTTGCCATTGTACTTACATTCCCTTTTTGCCTATATATTTATTTTTTTAGATACACACACAATCTCATTTTCTTTCACAATAGAGAAACGACTCACTTAACTCACCCTAAATTCAAAAATCAACAACTTATGCGTACCGGGGGCAGTCGCCGTTGCTGTCTTTCCAAGTTTTTCGGAAAACCAGACAACAAAATTTTCAATCATCAGAATCATCCCACTCACTTTCCGAAATTACTTCCACTTCATCAATCTTCGGATTATGGAGTCGCCAGCCTTTCCAAGCCTTCAAATTACCGCCGATTGAATCACGTTCTGTGTCGAGAAGGCCGTCGAGTCGAGTGTAGAGTTCGGGTTTTTTAAGGCCGTGAATTGAGCCTTTTGTAGAGGAATTGTCGATCAGCCATTGTTGATAAACTTCCCACAGATGTTTCGGTTCGACTCGCGATTCGGGATCGGCAAAGAGGCATTCTTCTTTGAAGGCATTCAGGGTATTAGCGTGAATCAGCCATTGGTCATGGGCATCACGGCAGTCGAGCGGGATATCCCAATCGCCGCGTTTACGGAGCCGGCGCAGCCCGGCGACGAAGCGGACGAAGATGCCGGGCAGCTCATCGAACATCTTGGCTCGCCTGGCATCGTCTTTATCTGCGCCGGCGATTCGATGGTGGAAGGGGAACACCAGAGCGCGTTCGGACAGGGCATCGGAGATATCGCTGGTTTGAGGGAAGTGATTCGCGAGGATCATGGGCAGCGCCCGAGTCACAGCCTGTACTGATGTGCCGAATTTAATGGGGATGGTCATAGACTTTTCTTCGGACACTTTCTTGATGAACCCGTCCGGTATCGAGCCTTTTTGGGAGAAGTCGTCGTCGATGATCGCCAGCTTGCCGATCAGGTCTTGTTCAGCAAAGTTATTTGCCGTTCTTTCATCGAATCTACCGAGGGACTGCCCGAGGAATGCTGTGCCGAGCATCAATTTCAGGACTTCTGCGACGGTGGATTTGCCGGTATCTTTTGGGCCGTGAAACAGCACCCAGGTCTTGAGCCAGCGTGACATTTGGATGATGTAGCCACCGAGTTCTTCGAGGTGACGCTGCATGTCCTCGGGATCACTGGACTTAGCCCACACAATCCCGTTGAAGCGATCCCACTCAGGACATTCGGCATCCGGGTCGTATTCGGTGCCGACGCGAATGGTGAAGAAGTTTTCCGGGTTGTGCTTTTTGCGTTTCATCTTGCCTTTGCGATTGAAGTGCAGCTCGCAGTTCAGACAGTTAATGATCGGCAGCGGATACGTCCGCATAAGGCCGAGCGGATCGTCACGGTCGGCTCGTTCCGCAAGGATCGAGGACTGCATATCGGACAGGGAATTTGACAGAGTGCTGGTTTGGGACTCGCCAACAGCGGCCACCAGGGCGAGCTTATCTTCGGGCCGTTCGGTGCGCAGCCGGGACAAAGTTTTGACGATTGAACCCTTGACGGATTCGTTTTCGATCAGCGCCCACAGGCCACGCTCATACGTCCAATACCGATTAGCGACACGCCGCACGGTTTTGCCGCCCTTGAAATGCTCATCGAGCACAGCCTGAATAAGTTCCTGCTGGATATCGACAATGCCGCCTTCGGGGGTTCCCGCGATCAGTCGTTCGCCAGATCGCTTGATGGTGCCGAGCAGATCGCCTTTAGTTGGTGCTGGTTTTGGGTATTTCTCTTTGAGCGCCCCGGCAAGAATGCCGACTTCGTGCGGGTCGAGCCGGGCCGCAGCAATCCGGGGGAGCATGGCATCCAGAACTTCGTGCAGGTTCGGCGTTTCGGCGTTGATCGCAGAAGTCTCACCGAGTAGGCTCTTGAACGTGAGGTCCGGCTTTACGGTTTCGTCTTTCGATGGGTTTGCCTTTGTTGGAGTAGGGGATGCCGAGGGTCGGGCCTCGCTTGCATCGAGGTCGGACAGCTCACCGTAGCGCAGCTCATACGCCACTTCCGGTACGTTCATCGCCAGCGCCATCATCTGCTTCGATGATGGCCGCTTCATCATCGGCGTTTCTTCGGCCCCACTAAGGTGTGCGTCCTCATCCGCAAACTTGTGAATGCGGACGAGATCCCACGCATTGACATTCTGGTGTCCAACCACATCAGATTCATGGTGTGAGTAGAGGAAAACGTCGTCATATACAACAGCGCCCGATGGCCCCGTAGCGTTAAAGGGTCGATAACGGTTATCAAAGTCGGTTGTTTCATAAGGCAGCTCAAACCTCGCGATTGCAGCGTGAATATCAAATGTCCGGTTGAATGCGCCAATGATGCCGGGTTTGGTGAGCGGGTCTTCCGCTTCCCGAGCTGCGGGCCGCAGCTTATCGACGCGTTTGGAGTGCGGCCACTCACCGAAGTCCTGCCAGTCGTCGTACAGCTCGAGTAGCATTTCAGGGTTGACCGGTTCACCCTCGTTGTGGTGCTTCCAGATCTCACCGTCTGCCGTTACTGCCGGCCAGAACATGATGCGCGCCGGCTGGAATGTGGTGTCGTCATAACAGTCCATGCCGAGCCAGTTCGCCAGCGCGCGGGATACCGGCTCATACTGAGCTGGCTTAATGTCCTGGCTAAGTGGAAATACGATGCGCAGCCGCGGGGTGTCAGGGCTGTGCTTCATGGTCGAATGCGCGACGAACTCATAATCCTTATAGGCGTCGATCACGGCGTCGATATCCCACGAATCCAAATGGTCAGCGTCCAACGTGATCAGCGAGCGCCGGGTCATTTCAGACTGTAGCCGCTTCGATCCTTTGAACCAGCCACCAATGTAATAGCCTACGTCCTTGAGCTGCGCCTGCCGCTCGCGATCGAACGCCATGTACTGCTCGAAGGTGTGGTCGATCTGGTGATAGGTTTGCAGCTTGGTCGCGAGCTTCGCCCACGACACCTTGCGCCGCTTCAAGCGGGTTGACAACCGGGATGGCCCGGTTGATATGCGGAAGATCCGCGCCACTGATCAGCTAACGATGCGGCTTGACCGCATTTTGAGCGGATTCAGTGTGAAGGTTTGGTATCGCGGATAGAGCTGCCACTTGATAGCAAATTCCAGATCGCAGCCACCTTCCTCGGCATCACAGTTGATGATTTCGGAATGGTTGCTCATCGGATTGTTGACCACATCGGTGACGATGGTTTGCTTGAAATGGCAGTACGGACATTCGACTTCAAATTTGTAGCTGTTCATTGATGTATGCCTTTGTGATTTTAGCCGTTTTTCGAGACTGTGAGGCCAAGACAAAATCTCAATAGCTTGATCTGCAGCCAAGTGAACGGCTGCTCTCGGTGGAAATGCCAGCCCATATTCCCCATCGAGACTGTCGTGTTGTCTTCCAGCGCCGGGATATCTATCGGTCTGTCCAGCTCCGGCCCCACCCTGTACGGGGTTCTCATTTCACTCATTATCAGATCTCTGTTTTCCTGCACTTTTTTCAAAAATTCAGGTGTGTGCTTAAACGTCGCCCCGGTCACCGGCAATACCACGCAGCCAGTCGTTTCTGCGCGTCGAGCACAGCCTCAATATCTCGCCGGGACAACTTGGTTGCAGCCTGAATCAGGATAACGATTGCCTTGTGATTCACGCCTGTCGCTTCCAGTTTGGTCAGTGCCGCGCTGATACGGACGATGGAGTCAGCCAGTATTTCGGTAGTCTCCGGTGGATCTGACTTCTTTACTCGGACACTCATCGCTTCAATCTCCCAGACTTCTCGATAGGTCTGCCGGCCCGTTCTTCCACGATTTTGCCGCAGTTGACACACTCGCGAATCTGCTTGCCGGCGAAGATATCCTTCCACTCATGGCTAGGGCTGTGGTCACCCATCACGCACATGAACAAACGCCAGGTGAATCTCATTTCTGATCTTCATCCGGAGCTGTCAGTGCTTCCAGTTCTTCATCACTCAATATCGGCGGTTCATCATCTATCACCGGGTCCAGCAAATCCTCGCCGGCCTCGCCAGCTTCGATCTCGCCAGCTTCGATCAGATCGGCCGCAGCCTTGATATCGGCGGCATCTACCGCCGCCTTGACCGCTTCTCTCGCCTTGCCATCAGCATCGAGGATAGTCGGCGCTGGTTCTGGTGGTCTTAGCCTTGAGCCGCTTGCCATAGGCACACCGACAGCTTCGATCATGTTCATAATCGCGTTGTAGCAAGCCATTGCCGGTTCGATGGCCGGGAAGTCGATGCCATTTTGCTTGCCGCCGATCAGCAGTATCACGGACCAGCCGACACTCTCAATTTCTTCTGTATGTTCAAGCGGAATGTCGCCAATGCCCGTTCCCGACACTGGCAGTTTGACCACTGCCAGTTTTTCCTCAAAGCGCATACCTTCCAGCGTATCGAGGTTGACTAGGAAGCGGAACGGAACGCCCGGTGATCCAATTTCAACGAACCGGGCGTTGCCGGCGTATCCTCTTTTGTTGCTCATGTGTGCTTGCCCTCCGGCTCCGTTACTTTTTGGGTTTGGGTTTCGCTTTTTTCTTGGCTTTTGACTTCTTGGCATTTGCCTTACTCCCGTTCGTTTTCGGTGGATCTGCTGGTGGATCTGCTGGCGGGGTCGTGCCGGCCGGCTTTTTCTCCAATGCCGCAATGAACTCATTCATGGCATCGTCGGTTGGAAACAAATTCCAGCCCTGAATCTCAGTCACATCGACCACCCTGCAACTGGTCGGTATCCGGGTGAACTGACACAGATATTTGCCTTCGATCACCTTCTCGATGATCGTACCGTGATTCAGGGGTTTGTTTTCTTTCCCTAAAATTAAGAATTTGAACCCAATCACTCCGATTCTCCCTGAAGTTGATGAAATTCAACGAAATAGGTAATCAACCACGGCAGCAAGTCGCAAATGGGAAAGCTCCGACCCATCATTTCATACAGGGTGAAGCAAAAATCGGTGGAAATTCGGCGCTCCAAAAACCAGACTCGGATCGTATTGCCGGTGATTTCCTCATCGTAAATGATGAATGACTTTCGGGCTATGGACTCGTAGGAGCCGAAACGATCACGAATTTGGCTCAGAACCTTGTCATAGCGTACTTCTTGACGTTTTGTCAGGGGTTTCTTTACCACAATCACGTATTCCTGTGTTGGATTTAATACAGAAAGGGCATCGTATTCTTGCGCCGCCGCATTTTCAAGGGTACGCTTCGGGAGTCGGGAGCAGCTGGACTTAATCATCCAGAACTGCAACTCCCCCGCAAGGTGGACGACCAGCTGCTCCCGGCAATCAATCAAGTTAATGCGATAACAACGTGAGGCATACAAAATGAGAATTATCACGAACCAACACGGCAGCTGCCGCACCCTTCATTACGACACGAACGTCCTGAAAACGGATTCCGAGTGTCACATATCTATAGAGGAACGCTATGACCATCGAATCTGATCTCGAAACAATTAACGAAAATCTTGGGCGAATCGCCGCCGCACTCGAAGCATTACTGGCCGAGCGCGGCTATGTGCCTACCGGGCCGACCACCGTCGAAGATCCTGACGACGACGACGACGCGCCGACGCCGAAGAAGAAGAAGGGCAAGAAAACCACAGTCGGCAAAACGGATAAGAAGAAAGGCGACGACACCGAGCTGACCTTGCCAGATGTGCGAGCGGAACTAAAAATTCTGCAAGAGACAATCAACCAGGCGGCAGTAAAATCGCTCCTGAAATCGTATGGCGCATCGACACTCGGCCAGCTCAGTGAGAAGAAATACCAGCGTGTCATTGATGATGCGAAGGCACAGGTGGAGGATGCGTAATGAGCGAACATTCACCGAAGGGACCATCTGCAGCTGAACGCTGGCTGGTCTGTCCCGGCTCCGTCAAAGCAACCGAAGGCATGGCCGATACCACATCGGTCTATGCCGCCGAAGGTTCGTTCGCACATTGGATCAGTGAGCTGGCCCGAATCAACAAGAAAAACGCTGACGCCTTTATCGGGCAGAAAGATCCTGATGGCGAGTTCGAGTGCGACAAAGAAATGGCGGGCCATGTTCAGTATTTCCTGAATTACGTCGAGCAATTTGAGTGCGAAGAAGAACTGATCGAAGCGAAGGTCAGCTATGACGCATGGGTTGACGGTGGATTCGGCACACTCGATGCCGCTCTGCTGAACGATGGCACGGCAGTCGTGATCGACTTGAAGTATGGCAAGGGCATTCAGATCCATGCCGAAGATAACCCGCAGTTGAAGCTGTACGCACTCGGGCTGTTCCAAGAGCATGGGCATCTGTACGACTTCAAAAAGTTCAAGCTGTGCATCTGTCAGCCGCGCCTTGACTGGATTGACGAGTGGGAGATTAGCGCCGAAGAACTGCTCACCTGGGCGAACGAAATTGTCGAGCCGGCAGCGGACCTCGCTGACACCGACGACGCGCCATTCAAGGCCGGCGCGCATTGCCAGTGGTGCAAGATCAAGGGAACGTGTCAGACCCGTTATGAAATGGTTACGGATGCGCTGGTCGATGAGCTGCAGGAGATTACAAACCCAAACGAAATGGGGGAATCCGAACTCGGAGAAGCTATGAGTCTGGTTCCCGAAATCGTGAAGTGGTGCGTAGATGTAACGGAATCAGTTACATCACTGGTCGCGCAAGGAAAAGAAATTATTGGTGGCGACGGTTTACCTTTTAAGATGGTCGAAGGTCGCTCGAATCGTGCATGGCGGGATGCTAAAGACGCTGAAAAAGCTATGAGAGCGCACAAGATCAAGGTGGCCGATATGTTCACCAAGAAACTGATCACAGCGCCGGCATTTGAGAAAGCGTTCGGTGAAGATCATGTGATTATGAAGAAGCACTGTCACAAGCCGCGCGGCAAGCCTGTACTGGTTCCCGGTTCCGACAAGCGTGAAGCATATGCCGCCAGTGTGGACGAGCTGCCGGAGCTACCTGATGAAACCGACTGACATTACCCGGCGCGTCGAAGCAATCGCTCGCGTACTGGACGATCCGGAGCGAGCGCACGGCATGGAGAATGCACTCCGGATCGACTTTATTGATTTTGTGGCGAAGAACGAAACCGTACCGATTTCCGTGCGGCGCAAGGCGAAACAGATCATCGACGTTTCGAAATGGGATTACCCGCGAAACTGTTGAGAAGTGCCGACGACTTTCAGTCGGAAATCAAGCAACAGTAACAAGGTAACAAGCTAATGAGCATAACAAGCGAAAAAATCAGCATCGAGGGCGGGAGATTGTCGTTCCCGCATCTGTATCAGGCCAAATCATTTACAAAGGGACAAGCCGAGAAGTTTCAGGCGACGTTCCTATTGGACCCTTCCGACAAGGCCCATGCGAAAGTGATTAAAGAAATCAAAGCGGAATCCAAACGCATTGTGCTCGAAGCGTTCGGTGAGAAGCCCAAAGGTCTGAAACGGTGCTACGGACTTGCCAAAGACCATGACAAGAAGAAGGACTATGAAGGTTACGAAGGAATGTTCTACATCGCTACGTCGAACACCACACGACCTGTGCTGGTGGATCGCAAGCGCAAGCCAGTGGACGAGGCTGACGGCATCTTGTATGCCGGCTGCTACGTCAACACGGTGATTACGCTGTGGTGTCAAGACCATGAGGTTGGCGGCAAGGGAGTGAATGCAAATCTGCGTATCGTGCAATTTATGAAGGCCGGCGAAGCGTTCGGTAATGCGCCAGCGAAAGCTGACGAAGAACTGAGCGACGTTGACGACGACGATGATGATGCCGACGATACATGGGACGACGACGACGATTAGCATTAGGTAAAAACTGGCAGTGCCGGGGGTAACCAAAATGATGGTTCTTCGTTATGGTGTACCCGCCCTCGGCACTGTCTTTTTTAAGGCATACGAATGTTACTGATCAAAACCGAAGTCAAGCCTTCCAAAATTCACGGACTCGGCTTATTCACTTTAGAAGATTTGAAGAAAGGTCAGGCGCTTTGGAAAAAGCATCCGATCATGGATATGACGATTGCCGTTCGCGTCATAGAGTCGTTGCCTGAACAGGCCCGAGATCATATGTACCGCTACACATGGCGGGAGGATGATGGCAGTTTCATAATCAGTCTCGACAGTGACAAGTTTATGAATCATTCCGAAGATCCGAACACCGATGGCGAGAATGCTCTTTACGATATCAAGGCTGGCGAAGAACTCACATGCAACTACGATATGTCCGGACCCGAAGAACATGAGGCAATGAGAATTCCGGAGCCGGAGTCGAAATGAAACGCTTTGAAGATCACGTTTCGATCATCTGCACGATCCTTCTTATCGGCGGCATCCTTCTATTCGTTGTGGCTATGAATGTCTTCTGAAATGCCTTTCATTTGTCACATCGACATTGAAACCTTTTCCAGAACCTTGCTCAAAAAATCTGGCGTTTACCGATACGCCGAATGCGATTCAACCGAGATCCTTTGCCTCGCATATGCGTTCGGTGACGAACCGGTCAATCTCTGGATTCCAGATCCCCTGCTACCGAGATCCTTACGGCGACAGATCAGAAATTACGTCGCCAAACAGGGTGGTCTGTGTCACATCGGATTCAGAGGCCCCAAGCGGATCCGCTGGCACATCAACAGTGGCGGGCAGCTCCGCGCGCACAACAGTCAGTTCGAGCGAACGATTCTTAACGGACTACCAGGACAAATAATAAATTTCCCCCAAACCAAGCGCAGCCAGTGGGTCTGCACAGCCGCGAAGGCCGCAGCTCACTCGCTCCCTCGGGGGCTAGGTGATGCCTGCAAGGCACTCAAGACAGCACACCAGAAAGACGAGGATGGCCGGCCCGATATGCTGCGCCTGTCGAAACCCCGCAAGCCATCGAAACTGAATCCGGCTACTCGATGGTTGCCCGACGATGTGCCGGACAAATTTTACAACCTGTACACCTATTGCGTTGACGATGTTCACGCCGAACGGGATCTGGATCAGATCGTGCCGGACCTCGGCAAGTCGGAGCAAAAACTATTCCTGCTCGATCAGAAGATAAATGACCGGGGCTGGCGCGTCGATCTTGAACGAGTGGCAGACGTCCAGCACCTAATCACCGAATACAAGACCCGCCTGGTTAAGAAAATGCACGATATCAACGGGCTGAAACCGTCGCAGACACAGGCGCTAAGTGAGTGGTTTCGCAGTCAGGGTGTCGAGATTGAAAACCTACAGGCGCAAACGGTCAAGGACACGCTCAAGCGCAAGGATCTGGCGCAAGATGTTCGATGGGTGCTGCGCATCTATTCGCTACACAATATGAAAGCGCCGGATAAGTTCACGGCAATGGAGCGGTCCGTGTGCGCTGACGAACGACTGCGGGGCATGTTCCTGTTCTGTGGCGCATCGACAGGCCGCTGGTCGAGCCTGATCGTGCAGCTGCAAAACCTATTCAGACCCATCATCGAAGACCCGGAGCTGGCGATAGAAGCGTTCAGGGAGCGATCCGTGGGCTGGATCAAGATGCTGTGGCCGCAAAACCCGATGAAGATCTTCGCCAGCTGCGTCCGGGGAATGCTGATACCCGGCGCCGGCCGCGATTTGCTCTTTGCCGACTTCAAATCCATCGAGGCGCGGATCACCGCATGGCTCGCCGGCCAGCTCGACATTCTCGAAATCTTCGCCACGCATGGGCTGGTTTACGAGTACACCGCAGCTCGCATGTTCGGCCATCCGACTGATCTGGATTACTTGAAAGAATTCGGAAAGAATTTCCCGAAGCTACGCTTCCTCGGCAAGATCGCTGTGTTGGCGCTCGGCTATCAGGGTGGTCAGGCCGCGTTCGTCAAAATGTCGAAGCAATACGGCACGAAGATCGAAGGCGAAACAGCGGATCAAATCAAGTGGGATTGGCGTGATGCGAATCCACAAATTGTAGAAACGTGGGAGAACATAAATGAAGCTGCGATATTGGCTGTCGAAAATCCTGGTACAACTTTTAAGACGAATAAACTCATGTTCAGAGTCGTCGGTGATTATCTGTATATGCGATTACCGAGCAAGAGAAAACTGGCTTATTACAAGCCGGGGATTTCGAACGGAGAGCTTAGATATTGGGGTATCAATACTTACACCCGACAGTGGTCGCGATGTTCTACTTACGGTGGAAAATTATTACAAAATGCCTGCGAAGGAATTGCCAGAGATTTGATGGCACTGGCGATGTTCAAATTGAACACGATGAAATATCCGATTTTAGGGACAGTGCATGACGAGATAATCATGGAGCCGCGTGAAGGATTCGGTTCAGTTAAAGAAGTCTGCACTGTGATGTGCGACAAACCTGATTGGGCCGATGGCTTGCCGGTGGGTGCTGTCGGTTTCAGAGGCAAGAGGTATCGGAAATGATTCATTTGTATAGGCATTTCAATAGTAAAAATGAATTGTTGTACGTTGGTATTTCACTGAGCGCAGTCCATAGATTAGAGCAACACAAAAGAACTGCTCATTGGTTTGAAGATTTGAAACGTGTGGAAATTGAGCGTTTTTCTTCAAGAATAGAAGCTATGGATGCTGAAAAAAGAGCTTTAGAAACAGAACAACCGAAATACAATATTCAATTGAAAGCAAAACGAAAAGCGAAACAACCACAAATTTGTCGGGAATATTTAACAGATCGTGATTTCAACCGATTTTTAACTCATCTTAGGTATGGCGGAAATGAATGAATTATTATTGCAAAGCACTTTAGAGCTGGAAAAATGTCGGGAAGCAAGGATGAATCAAGGTTTGCTGCATTTACAGCTTCGACTAGAAATGAAAGATCTGCAATGTCGTGTCGATTGGGTGACTGAAAAACTTTACAAATACGCGGAAGAAGTGCTGCTCCGTGATGCGTTGATTACCAAGCTGGAAGATCAAAACAAACAGTACGAACAAAAACTGTTCGATGCTGCCGGCTATATTACGGCTGTCAAAAAGCCAACAATGTGGGGATTGCAGTTTGCCGGCGATATCTATCGAATCGTCAGTGAAAAGTATTTCCCGTCGCATGATTTTCGGATGGCTGAACTCAAGCGCCTGCATGACGAAGAAGATAAAATCGGATTAGCTGCAACAGTTCTAGCGAGGAAAGGTGATGGGGGCTGAAAAGAAACTCGAAAAACGATGCACCGATGTAGCAAAGGCGCATGACTGGTTCACTGTCAAGCTGGCAAGTCCGTCGAATCGGGGCGTCCCTGATCGTCTATTCATCAAGGAAGGCAAGGTGCTTTTTGTCGAATTCAAAGCACCAGGACGCAAGCCGACACCGTTGCAGGACGACTGCATCACTAGAATGCAGCAACACGGCGCGGAGGTTTACGTTATCTATGAGGTCGGGGATTTCAAACAGTTGTTGAGCATCTTCACATGATCGAATATGTCGGTTATGGGATCGCGATTATTGCTGGTATTTCATGGTTACGCTGGTTCTGGCAAGGCTATGCGTATCGAGGTGGTTTTCAATCACCAATCCTCGCAATCGCATGGACAGTGTTGGCGATAGTTATTTTGAAATGACCATTCACTACAATTTTCGGAAGGGCCAGCGGGTCCGGATCATTCTCAGGCGCAAAAATGAGCCTCACGTTGTCGGCAAATTCGAGGAAAGAAAAAGTGGAGCTGTCGTCGTCGGCGGCATTCGATATCCGATTGTAGAAATAAGGTCGATAACCATTGATCGAGACACTCGGTAAAGAACTAATCCTGCCCTTCCAGTTCCGTATGTCGGAACACCAGCAGGAGCATCCGAACTGCGCCTGTTGGGTCGGCATGGGCCTCGGCAAGACGGTCAGCTCGCTCATGGCCCTGCAACAGCTCATCGACGATTACATGGTCTGCCACACCCTGATCATCGCGCCCAAGCGCGTAGCCCGGAAAGTCTGGACGGACGAGATTGCCAGGTGGGACCACATTCGCGATTTTGAAGTCCAGAAGATCATGGGAACCGAGAAGCAGCGGATCAAGGCAATGAATACCCCGGCAGAGATCCACCTGATCAATCGGGAAAACGTCAGCTGGCTGGTTGACCAGATGATCCATGAAAAGCAGTGGGTCAAGAAGTGGCATTGGGACAACTGCATCGTGGACGAGTGTGCGAGCTTCAGCTATCAATCCTCGGCCCGCTGGAAGCAGCTGCGGCGCGTTCGGAAGAAGATCGACCGCATGGTTCACCTGTCCGGCTCGCCTGACACACGCTCTCTGAGGGGCTTGTGGGCGCAGTTCTTCCTGCTGGATTGGGGCAAGCGCCTCGGAACGTCTGAGAAGGCATTCAATGACCGCTGGTTCATTGCTCCGACCCGGCATGACCCGAGCAACACCTACCGGGCGCAGCCTTACGCCAAGCGGCAGATCCGTAAGCGAATCCGCGATATCACCATATCCATGCGGGCCGAAGATTACATCGAGGGGTTCGAGGAACCCCGCATCAACACCGTCCGGGTCGATCTGACCAAGAACCAGCGCAAGGCGTATCAGGAGCTTGAGCGCAACTACATCCTGCGCTTTGCCGGCGATATCATCCGGGCCGTGAACAACGGGGTGCTGGCAAACAAGCTGCTGCAGCTCGCCAACGGGTTCGTGTACAGCGAACACCCGAAGTGGCACTCATTCCACGACGCCAAGATCGAAGCCCTGATGGAGCTGCTGGAAGGTCTGAGCGGGCCTGTGATCATCGTCTATCACTACATTCCTGACCGGCTCCGCATCCAGAAGGCACTCACCAGGGCGAACGAAAACTGGCGTCTGCTGAAAACGGAGCAGGACGAGAATGACTGGAATGCCGGCAAGTTCGACAGGCTGATCATCAGCCCGAAATCAGCCGGCGAAGGCACGAATATCCACTACTCGGGATCTGAAAACCTGATCTTCTTCGGCCTGCTATGGAGCCTGTACGATTACCAGCAGACATGCGCTCGCCTCTCCGGGGGCTTGCGGGCAGTCGGCAAGCGGATCGTCCTGCACCATATCGTCACCGAGAATACCTACGAAGCTCGGGTCAGCAGCAAACTCGCCCAAAATGCAGAGAATCAAGAAGAAATGATGATCGGCTTGAGTGAATACATCAAGCCTGTGCTAAAGTGCGCCTAACAACTTTTGACACTTTCAGGCAAATCCCGACAATGGAAACCCAAAATTTACTCCCCATCCTTGAACTCGATGAGCTGATCGAGATCTTTGAATACGTGAACGTCCGGGCCGCAAAGCGAGCCATCCGGCTAGGCAAGTTCCCGGTCCCTACCTTCGATCTGGCAGGGCGCACCGTCGCTCATGTAGATGCCGTGGGTAAGTTCTTCGAGCAGAAAAAGAAGGAAGCTATTCGGCAGATGGAAGATTGGGATGATGCAGCCTGATTCACTCTGATGCCAGCGCACCTACCGCATTTTCGAGATCGTCAATATCTTCCTTGATAGCGTCCAGCGTGGAATCCATGCTGGCGAGTGTCAGGTTGATTTCAGACAGTGTGCCGGCGTAGGTGACACCAGAATCCGTCACCATCACTCGGGTGAGGACTGCTTCGATCTGCTGCTCACTGAGCGCATCGGAGCCGGCCTCGAACACACCAGCACCCCAACCGAGAACACCTAAAATCCCGGCAGTCACCACTGCTGTAATCACGTTCGTCTGTATCGCTTTATTCATTACGATTTTTCCTTGTCGAGTGCGGCTCTAGCCGCTGCGCGTCGGGCATCATCCTTCTTTAACTCTGCTGCTCGCGCAGCTGCTTCTTCCTGCAATCGTGCGATCTCAGCATCGTCGGCGGCTTGCTGCTGTTGATTCGACTCGATCAGATTGTCGTACTGAGCAAATTTGTCCGCGATCATTTGCTGCTGTTCAATATATTCTTCTTCGGTAATGTCGGCCATCATCCAGCCAGATCTCGCGGCCTGATCGTATAGCCCACCGAGATCCGGGGCTTCCGTGACGATTCCCATTTCGACAAGCGCCAGCGATTCAAATTCACCGCACAATTCATCCCCCATTACATTTCGTACAGCCTTGATGCTGCACTGGAACATATAGCTGAGATAGACGAAATTATTTTGCTGTGCTTCCTCGGCCGCTTTCCAGAGATCGCAAGTCGGAGTCCAGCTGCGTGGGATCGGGATCCCGAAGGCCCATCCCCCGGACGTATTCGATCCGCTAAAGCCGAACGTGCGCCCGCAGGCTTCCACCTGGTTCTGCATATAAAGGAAATTAGTCGGCGCCCGCTTGCCAAAAACGATTGACGCATCACCGCCGCCACCAGCTCCACCAGCACCACCTTCCGCATTGGCTATCGCTTCCGCGTTTGCATCAGCCTCGCCACCGTCACCACCAGTGCCACCAGACCCGCCATCACCACCATCACCACCAGCACCGCCAGCACCACCGTCGTTGCCATCGTCGTGACCGCATTGGAAATGTCCGTTTCTGCAACCATCGTCGTCCTCGGATGCGAACACTACCGGCACAAGCATGGACAACACCCAAAGCGTCAGAAGTATTCCTACAGTAAGCCAGA